CTATTCCATATCTATAGTAGAGAAGATAGAATAGTTATGAATGATATCATTAAAGAAAATATTGAATTAACTAAGAATAGCGGGTTACCGCTGTTGTAAAAAATTTATCTACCGCCTCGACCAGTGCCTTTAAACGGGTCGGCAAATATTTCCTTACCTGTTAACTGATTTAAATCCCCGCCCCATTTATCCATATCTGGATTTGTTTCTCCGGAATCAGGTTTCTTTTCAAACCCTGGAGGCAAATCTCCGGTTGCTACTTGATATGCTGCTTTAGAAAAATCTAAAAAGTCAGCTGCTAAATTACCTGCACTACCTAATCCAGTAACAATTAACCCAAAGCTGTCAGTTAACCATTGACGGCCTTTATCCGTACTGAAAAATGCCAGTAATCCTGCTTGGCCTGCTTTAATAGCAACATCTTTAGCTGCCTTTAATAGTATTGCTTGTTTTGGAAATCCAGCAGTTTTAATAACCCAACTAAAAAGATTAGTTGCATTGCCGGCTGTAAGTCTTGTTAGTCCCCCAGCAATTTTTGGGGCAATATATCCTGCGATAAGTTGACCTCTTAACAGAGTCAATTCTTTTTCATAATCTGCTTCACTCAATTCACCTGATGCTTTTTTAGCATCCAAGATTGCTTTGGCAGTATAGTAATCATAGATACTGTCAGCAACATATAAAAGTTTTGCAAAATCCAATCCAGTATCAGTAAGCCTACCAAGCACCTCAGCTTGTGCAGTAGCTCGATGAGTGGCCATTTGTCTTAGACCATCTCGATAAATCCTATTTTTCATAAGTTTACCAAGAAATCCTTTAGGATCTAACCCAGCCTTTCTAACTGCATCAACAGCAGCTTTACCAGCTTGCATTCTACTTGCCGGGGAAACCATATCTGCAGCTGTGTCAGCTGTTTTTGGGTTTCTGAGTAATGCTTTGCCTGCTTGCCAAGCTAATCTTCCAGCAGCACCTAGAAATTCATCGGTTCTTTCTTCTTGAATGATCTCAGTAATTTTCATATAGATATTTAGTTTATTATTCAAGAGTGAGCTAAAGCTCACTCGTTTTTAGGCTTGCGCCTAAAAACTTTTCTTTTCTTTCGAACTAATTTAATATATTTAACGCGAAGCGTTTAAGCATTATCCAGATTGTATCAGTCACACTTAGCCCTGGTGGGCCAAAGTTTGAACATTATCCGAGTTGCACAATGTCACACAGCGTTAGAACTATAAAAATGTACAATATATTATACAAAACATGGGGTTTTTGTACATTATATTATACATTTTTTGCGTAGGCGGTTGTCCTGTACCTACTCGTTCCGTCTTATTACAACGGCAGGCATGTACTGATACGCTATCATCTGTACAGCCGTTAGGGAATTACCCTTCTTTTAGCCTTTTATAAATTCTTTTCAAACAGCAAAACCGGTTCTATGAAGGCATATCCGATCGTCGTCCTGTTAAGGATAGTTGCTGAGTACTGTTGCGGCACAGAATTTCGTCCCCCACCATTTCGTAGGTTGTCTCTAAGCGCACGAGTTTAGCCTGCGCTAGCCATTAACCGCTTGTTTTGCCTGTGCTTGTTCTTGTAGGCGTTGCCTTAGTATGTTTGATCCGCCTACTCTGACGTTTATAATGCCATTATAATAGTCATCTGTTTCTAAAACTCTGCGTTCAAACTGCTCTCTCGCCTCTAGATATGACATTTCTGCCTTGCTTTTACAATAGTATAAAATTTCTCTTGTGAAGTTTTCCGGACCTAATGTTTGGACATCTGCGTTGAGCCTATCAGAAGAACCCCAGTAATCGCGCCAGTCGCTTTCTACTACACTTCTTCTTTTAAGTTTTTTGCCTTTAAGTGGTGGTTTTGTACGTTTAAACTGTGCTAGTTTCTTGCCTATGTACTTCTGTCCGGTTTTAAGATTAGTGATTATATAAACAAAGCCAATGCAACCTTCTGGTATTTCATCAACTTGTTGATTTTGATATGTCCATAGCATTAACTATGTATTGTTATCACCGTCTTGAGCCTTTTGATTTTGAATTTTCTTTTTTTCTGCCTTATGACGGTCTATGTCATGACGCCATTCTTGTATTTTCATGCGCCTTTCACTTGCTAGCCTTCGTATTTCACTGAGCCAGAATCGTGTATCCATGCCAGCTCGCCTTGTGCCTTTGTTAATCCAATCTTGATTAGCTTTAAAATACTTTCTAAAAGCCTCCATCAATTGGTCATGTAATTCCTCATCTTGTGGAATCACTCATTAATCTCCAAATCATTTGCATAACTAGTAAACCCATTTTCTTTAATAACTTTAAGAACATTGTTTACACGGCCAACTAGTTCGTCTTTATGACTTATTAGGTAAATGTTTTTATTTCTTTCTCTAGCCATCTTTTTTAGTACACTTAATGCGCCCTCAACCCCGCTGGCGTCTAATCCATTGTCAATAAGTTCATCGATAAACAATAAATTGATATTCTGATATAAACTTTCCCATACATCACGGAACGCCCAACTCAGCCCTAAAATAAGCCTATTACGCTCACCTCTGCTTAAATTATCGAAATCTAATTCTTGTCCCAACTGTGTAATTTCTACATTTAGATCATTTTGGAATCTTACTATGTGAGGTAGTCCCATTTTATCTAGATAATAAGTCAGCCTATTATTCAAATAAGCCAAGTTTTGATCAATAATTTTTTTACGTATAAAGCTATCCTTGCTTGTTAGAAGTTTTAATAAAAATTCTTGATGATCTTTTATACTAGTCAGTTCGTTGACACGATCCCAACTAATTTCCTGCATGGCGGTATTTTTTAGATCGTCAATTTGTTCTTGATAGGGATCTATTTCTTCAGATTTCGTTACTAATTGTGTTTCTAATGTTGTTAGATTGTTTTGATGTTTTAATGCTTCTTCTAAAGTATCATAATAAGTTTTCGGTCTACCGTTTATGTCGCCGATGTCGCCGAGTTCTTTAATAATTTTAGTCAAGTCAGCATTTAATTTATCACGATATGCTGTGGCCTCTTCTAAGTGTTTAATGGCTTGATCTGTTAATTCAGTGTGTTTGTGATCTTGTAATTGCTGTTCACAGGCGTGACAGGTTTTATTTGCAAGACTTTGTATTTCTTTTGTGTATTTGTTAACAGATTTTTCTGCTTGACTGATAGCAGCCTCTAATGTGGCCTTTTCTTTGTTAAGACTTTTTATTTTAGCGTTCAGTTCATCGTAAACTTTTAACTTATTATGCTGCTCAATTTCATTTTCGATGTCAACACTTTGTAATTCTAATATCGCCTTACCAATTTTTTCTAATTCAACTTGTTGCTGTTTGTACCAAGCAGTTTGTCTTGTAGTTAAGCTGTCAATACTTTGTTGAATTTTTTCGTTAGATTTTTTAGCTGCTTCGATATTAGCTGTTTCCTGCTGTATCTCATCTTTAGTCAGTCGAATTAATTCTTTTAGACTTTCTGCTTTTTCACTGAGTATAGTAATGCCCAATAACTGCTCAATAATCATGCGTTGATCATTAGCCCTCATGCTTAAAAACGGTTCAGTGTACGTGTTCAATGCTAAAATATGCTTGAACATGTCGTGGCTCATGCCTAATAGATCATCGAGATCCTTTTGTGTTTCGCGCATGTCGCCCTGACTTTCATCTATATCATCAGTATCTTGCTCTTCACCGTTGATGTAAAACTTTAGTATTTTAGGTCTGCGCCCACGTTCTATCTTGTATTCAACACCATCTTTTTCAAAATGCAAAGTAACTAACATATTTTTACTGTTAGTTTTGTTGATCAAATTATCTTTTTTGATGTTGGTTAGTGCAAGCCCGTATAAAGCATAGCTCAGTGCATTAACTATGGTAGTTTTACCTGTACCATTGCGGGACCCGTTGTCGTCACCGCCCTGATCTAAGTTTTCACCAAGCACTAAAGTCAGTTGTTCCTTGCCAAAATCTACAGCTTGAGTCTGGTTACCCACACTCATAAAATTCTTTACAGTTAAATCTTTAATTTTTATCATAGATTATTATAAATGGCCAACAGCGTCTTGGCATCGTATGTGTCGCTTTCAATACTAACTAGTTGATTACTAACAATCTGATCAACACTTTCAAATGCTTGAACATCAATTTCCGTATTGATCTCGACTTCTCTTTTTTCTGGAATCAAGGTTAGTTCCCTAATATCGTAATCTCCTAAAAATTTTTCTTTGATAAAGCTGGCTTCTTCATAACTGATATCAATGTCTAAATTAACACGAAGGTGCATTTTAGGTTTAATAATCTTGTCAGCTTCATCAATCAGCTGACTTAATTTTATTGTACGGAATGTGGGCTGATCAGGCCAGCTATGGTAAACTGGATCTTCACCCCATTCTAATATCATCATACCACGATCATCGTCCCAAGCATCTGAATAATTGTGCGGGAAAGCATTGCCGATATAGATCATGTTGCCTCTACGCTGACGCTTGTGGAAATGTCCACTGAACCCTAATTCAAAATGTTGAAAATGATCCAGTTGAATTTCACCATGATCTGGCATTTGTACCATGGCATTCATGTAAAAAAGCGGCAGCTCAAAGTGACCAAAGATGTATTTGCCTTTGCGTTTGGCTATACTTTTCCATTCTTCATTAACTAGCCAAGGACAGAGTGTAACGTCGCCTTCTGTAATAGGATGGTGTACAACAGTAATACCAGGAATGTATTTGCCAAACTCTACAGAGTGGATATCACGCTTATCTTTATAATAAAGATCATGATTGCCAGGGAAAAAATAAAACTGACTAAAACTTTGTCCAAGTTTCTCCAGTGCTCGAAGGCTGTAGTCCATAGTAGTAATGTTAAGACTATTGCGGTTATGGTGCCAATCGCCCATAAAAATCCCAGTGTCACACCCTTCCTCCTTGGCTTTTTGTATATACCAATCTACAAAATCCTCACAATCTTGATTATGCGTACTACTATTAGACTTTAAACCAAAATGTATGTCTGTAAAACAGGCAGCTTTTTTAAATAAATTACTCATTCTTCGTCCGCACCCCCATACCTCTTCATTGCTGCCGCATGTTCGGCAGCACCTGTTCTACTGTAACTAGGATTCATACCATTCATTTCCAATATATCATCGCGAATATTTTGATTTTTCTTTTCAATGTTAATAATTCTTACAAAACTATTAGTCACAGCGGCAGTAAAGTAAGCAAATGGATTATTACTTTTTTCTTCATTGAATTGCAAGCCTATTTGAGTTAATTGTAATATCGCCTGCGCCCGCATCTCGTCGTTATAAGTGTAACCACGGACGTTACCTCTGGTAGCGTATCTCTCACAGAGTTTGATATACATTCGAGCCAAGTTATTAGTAATTTGCCCATGATCCTTGCTAAACTTACCTTTGGCAACACCCCCAACCCAATGACTTTTTCCTACACAAATTAATTCATCATTTTCATCAAATTTCCAATGTTGAAAAGGTGGGAAGTTGACTTTGTCTCTGTGATCAGCGGCGCTTTTTGGATTTTTCTTCCTTGTGCTGTTTAAAGGAATATGATCAAAGGTCATGATCCTAAAGATCAAATCAATCTTAGCTATTTTTTTATAATCGACCTCACAGTCTGCTTGTTTTACTTTTTCACCAGCAGCTTTCCTTGCCTGATATTCTGCATCACCGATTCGTTTAGCACGATTTCTTTTGGCCTCTGCGATAGTTCTTATATTAACTTTTTCCAAACTAGGGAGAATTATGTCATATTGGTGAAATTCTGGTTTTGTATAACTGCAATATGTGTTTTTTGATTTATGTATTTCTTCTAATAAATCTTTATTGTTTAAGTAATTTACGGTCATTTAAGTCAGTCCTGTAGTTGTAGAAGTATAAACTACGCACATTAAAAAGTCAACTAAATATTAGATATAGGAGACCAAAATATGAGTTTCGACGTAACATCTGGTTTATCGTCTGTAGGTAGCACAATCCGTTCGGCAGCTGGTGCAGTAAGCACCGGACTTAATGTGGCTGCACGATTAGGATCGGCAGTTAATAATTTATCAAGTCCTGCAGGTCTCTTAAGTGCAATTAGAAGTATTAATTTGCCCGTCGGCGGCGAGGCAATATCGAAGATTATTTCTTCATCTGCTACCTTTACTGGTGTGGATGCAGGCACTGATTGGCGTGTCAGGTTAAACATGCCTAAAGGAAGTTTTTTCGACAATAGTCCTATATTGAGACCTTTGTGGGAAGCAGGCGGATTAATTTTTCCTTATACACCTTCTATCAGTATTAATCATACAGCAAACTATAACGAACTGTCAGTAGTGCATCAGAACTATCAATTCAATGCCTATCAAAACAGTAGGGTCAGTGATATACAAATCACAGGTGATTTCAGTGTTGAAGATGGAGTGCAAGCACAATATTGGCTAGCAGCAGTTCATTTTTTACGTAGTGTTACCAAGATGTACACTGGGGATACTGCTTATGCAGGTAACCCACCACCGGTGTTAAATTTTAGTGCATATGGCGACTATGTTTTTAAAAATGTTCCTGTCGTCGTCAAAAGTTTCAGCATGTCTTTGCCTAAAGATGTGAATTATATCAGTACAAATGTTTCTGCTGGTGCCGGCACAGGACTCGATAAAATAGCTAGAACAGCAAATCAAATCGCTGGAATCGCCTCTGTACTTGGTGACAGACAAACAGCTCAGACAGCAAACACTGTAAGAAATGTATCGTCACTTGTTGCCGGTGTTATTCCTGGTACTGCTGGGGGAAATCGAGTCGCTGGGGGAAGTTATGTTCCTACAAAAAGTGATTTAACAATAACATTGATGCCAGTTTACAGTAGAGAAAACGTAAAACAATTTAGTTTACAACAATTTGTAAGCGGGGCCTATGTTAATAAAGGGTACGTTTAATGGCAGCGCAATATAAAAATACCAGTCCTTGGTTTAACACATCTCTAACAAGGAATTACCTGGATGTACTAACTATAAGGGCAGTAAGCGCCGAGCCCGACGATTATCTTTATACGATAGAATCTCAGTACACATATAGGCCTGATTTGTTATCTTATGATTTATACGGTACACCTGATCTTTGGTGGGTGTTTGTGCAACGTAATTTAGATGTATTACAGGATCCTGTCTTTGATTTTATACCAGGAACACAAATTTATATACCAAAAAATACGTCATTAAAAAATGTGTTAGGAATATAATATGGCAATAGTCGATGTAAACTCAGCAGTTAAGAGGGCTTCTGACGTCGCTAAAAAGACCATCGATTCGGCCGGATCTGTAGCTAATTTACAGGCCGGAGGTGCAATAGATGCGTTAAAGGGAGTAGTATCATCTGGTGGTGCCGGTATTGTTAATGGGTTGTCAAATGCTTTAGCTGGACAAGCTCAAGGCTTTGCAGAAGTGGTTCAAAAAATTAAGGACTTTGATCCTGCACAACTAATACAAAAAGCAAAAACAGTAGTCACCATTCCTGGAACACCACCGTTTCCTAACGCACTTCATAATTACGCAACATTTAATTACATTTGGACTTTAAGTGTGTTAAGCCCACAGGATTTAAATTTTCCAGATGAGAGTTACAGAAAAGGAAAACTGGGGCCTATCATTTTAAAAAGCGGAAGTGGCAATCCCAATGATCGTGTATCTACAATATATCGATCACAACAGAATCCAACAGGAAAATTCGATTATTACATTGACGATGTTAGAGTAAACGGCACCATCGGCATGGATAAAGTCACTGGAAATACAAACGCCACAGGTATAAGTTTTAAAATTATTGAACCATATAGTATGGGAATGTTTTTCCAAACGGTGCAAATTGCTGCTTTAGAAGCAGGGTACTATAACTGGGTTGATGTACCATTATTACTTAAATTGGAATTTTTCGGTCACGTTGATCAATATAAACAAAATATTCAAATACCGGGTACTGGTAGATTTTTTCCTTTAAAAATTAGAGATATTAAGATGAATGTCTCAGGACAGGGCAGCACATATTCTTGCGAAGCTATACCCTGGAATGAAAAGGCTCATGCAACAACATATAGTCAAGTTAAAACTGACATCAACATAGCAGGATCAACTGTTCAAGAAATGTTGCAAAGAGGAGAGAAAAGTCTTCAAAAAGTCATTAACGATGTTTTTTTAGAAAAAATAAAAAGAAAAGAAGTCGACGTCCCAGATCAAATTTTAATATTATTTCCGTCTGATTTAAAAACTAGTGATGCCTCAGGGGTTAGTACTGACACTTCAAAAACATCAGGCGCCACAGTGAACCCATCGACTGAAACTGGTAATAATCAAAACGTGTTAAATCGACTAGGGGTTGTTAGGGGAACTGATGGATTTAATCTCATACAAAACGATAATATAAATCCAGTAGGCATGGCTAGTATGGGATTCAATGAATATAGAAAAGGCGAAAATCCTTTTGGTAAAGATAATGCAGTTTATGACGAAAAAACCGGCACATATAAAAGAGGTAATATAACAGTTAGTAAGACGACTAGCGAAGCGAAATTTGCTCAAGGAACAGATATTCCTAATATAATTAATCAAATTATTTTAGCTAGTGATTATGGCAGACAGGCATTAGATCCTGATAAAGTTAGTGATGATGGTTTCATAAGTTGGTGGAAAATTGAAACACAACTTTATATTTTAGATTCAAATTCTAATATTGAGAAGACCGGTCGAAAACCAAATTTAGTTGTCTACAGAGTAATACCACACAGGGTACATCACAGTAGATTTATGGCGCCAAATCAAGCTGCAAAGGGCACTGAAAAAATCAAATTAGAAGCTATTAAAGAATATAACTATCTTTATACAGCTAAAAATGTTGATATTTTAGATTTTTCTATAGAATTTAATGCAGCTTTTTATACGGCCACAACTGCTGACAGTGGAAAAAATAACACTGATGTTCAACAAACTGCAAGAACTGGCGGGTTAGCAGCGACTAACGAACAGACCAATCAAAATAAATCTACTGAAACTTTTCAAAGAGATCCGATTACTGGTATCGTAACAGACACAACAGGATTGTCTGGAGGTCCGTCGGCACCTAAGATCGGTTTAGGAACAGTTCCAACAACGTCATTTCAAGATAGAGTTAGAACAGATTCTGGCAATAAAGGCGGCCCAAAATCTGATGATCCGGCCACTCTTGTTGCTAGACAATTTCATGATGCAATAACTAATGGCGCCGATATGGTTGAATTACAAATGAAAATCCTTGGGGATCCTTTTTATTTAGGAGATAGCGGTATGGGCAATTATAGTGCCCAAGCAACTAATTTAAAGGGATTAACTGGTGACGGGTCAATCAATCATCAAGACGGTGAAGTTTATATCAAAGTAAATTTTAGAAACCCCGTTGATCTTAATAATTTTACAGGAAGATTTGATTTTCCTGGAGGTAATCTAGTCCCCCAGTTTAGTGGTCTGTATCGTGTGAGTATCGTAGAAAATTCTTTTTCTAGAGGTCAATTTACGCAGTCTTTAACACTAACAAGAATGGTAGGTCAAGATGTTGTAGATGACGGATCATCAGGTAAAACGTTAGCATCGAAAGTTGCTGATTCATTTAATCCTAATGACCCACGCACTTACGGAAATTCTGGAATTTAAGGTAAAATATGGCTGAAGAAACAAGAGTCGCCACAGGCAGTGAAGGTAATAATCCCGGTCCTTTTTTAGCAAAGGTGATTAGTCATCTTGATCCAAATTACAATGGTGCATTAGAAGTGCAGCTTTTTCATGAAGTAGGTAATGACCCTGCAAAAGAAGGACAATTACATATTGTAAAATATATGAGTCCTTTTGCAGGATCTACTAGTATCGACTTTGTCGGTGAAGATCAAAATTATAATAATACTCAAAAAAGTTACGGGTGGTGGGCTATTCCGCCCGATGTAGGGTCAACAGTCATAGTATTTTTTATTGAAGGCGATCCAAGAAAAGGTTACTGGATCGGGTGTGTTCAAGATGAGAACATGAATTTTATGGTTCCAGGAATAGCAGCCACTAGTTATCATGTGGATGGTATTGAAGAAAGAGTGCCTGTAGCCGAATATAATAAAAAGGCGATAGATGTCGGCAACAACGACAGTACAAAGAATAAAAAGGCTCAACACCCGTTTACAGATGTATTGCAGTCTCAGGGACTATTAAAAGATGATGTCAGAGGAATAACAACAAGTAGCGCCAGAAGAGAAACGCCTAGTTCGGTTTTTGGTATTTCAACCCCAGGTCCTATAGACAAGCGTTCTGGAGCAACAAAGGGAAAAGTTGGTAAGGCAGAACATTTAATATCGGGAGCGTTTGTAAGCAGACTGGGCGGAACAACACTGGTTTTAGATGACGGAGATGATAAATTTACCCGCAAAAAGCCAGCAAGTGAAGGGCCTCCTGAATATGCAAGCGTTGAACAAGATGAAACAGACGGCGACGTTACGATACCTCACAATGAACTAGTAAGAATTAGAACAAGGACTGGTCATCAAATTCTATTGCATAATTCCGAAGATCTTATCTATATAGGTAATGCTAAAGGCACAACTTGGATCGAACTTTCAAGTAACGGAAAGATAGACATTTTTGCAGAAGATAGTGTCAGCATACACACAAAAAATGATCTTAATATTTTAGCAGACAGAGATATAAATTTAGAAGCAGGCAGAAATATCAATATAAAAGCAAAAGAAGAAATACAAGTTGAGTCAGGAAAAGATTATAATTTGTTAATAGGTGGTAACGGAAAAATATTAGTTGGACAGAGTGGCGCTGAACCTGGATCTGGAAATTTAGAGATCAATGCTAAAGGTTATATTTACGAAACATCGGGCGGTGCTAATCATACAAAAGCTGGCGGAAATATTTTAGAAACTGCCCCAGCAATTCACATGAATGGTCCTTCAGCAACAGAAGCAGCAAAACCCAAAGTGCTTAAAACCCATAGTGTTCCAGATCAAGAGGGAGCTGAATTAGTACAAACAATTATGCGACGTGTGCCTATTAAGGAACCTTGGCCGCATCACGAAAATTTAGATCCAGAAAAATTTATTCCTAAACAAACAGATAGAGATATTGATGGAAGAAACGAGGAAAATTCTGAATCTATTTTAATAACACCGGATTTTTTCAATACATATACCACCATCACAGACACCTTTGCAAAAGTTAAAGGTTCTGAAGGTTAAATAATTTTATGTCAAATCAAAAACTATACGAACGAGTTGTTGTAAAAGGAAAAACCCCTTCACAAACACCGCCTTTACCTAGAACATATCGAGGATTCAGCACAATAAGTGCTGATAGCGAGAGTTATACTCTATACGATTTGGCACTTATAAAACAAGATATTATCAACCATTTTCATATTAGGCAGGGTGAACGTTTAAATAATCCAGAATTTGGGACCATTATATGGGACATGATATTTGAACCCCTCACTGAAGATATTAAAGATCTAATTCTTAAAAACGTTGAAGATATTATTAACTATGATCCCAGAGTCAGGGCAGATTTAATTACAGTAACATCTTATGAATCTGGAATTCAAATCGATTGTACATTAACCTATATGCCCTACAATATCAGCGAAAGTTTGCGTTTTAGATTCGATCAAGAAAACGGATTGCTTAATTAAATGCGCATATAATAATTTCCGCTAAATATTGATATAATAGGAAGCGGATATGTCATCAACTGATAGACAAAATAGATTACTAGTGGCTGAAGACTGGAAACGTATATACCAGAGCTTCAGAAATGCCGATTTTCAAAGTTACGACTTTGAAAACCTGCGTAGAGTAATGATAAATTACCTACGCGAAAATTACCCAGAAGACTTTAACGACTATATTGAATCGAGTGAATATCTCGCTTTGATAGATATGATAGCCTTTTTAGGTCAAAGTATTGCTTTTAGAGTAGACTTAAATGCGAGAGAAAACTTTTTAGAACTTGCTGAAAGAAGGGAAAGTGTACTTCGTCTAGCAAGAATGCTCAGTTACAACGCCAAAAGAAATAAAGCCGCAAATGGCCTGTTGAAGTTTCAAAGCGTCAGTACAACACAAACAGTCTTGGACAGTAACGGAAGAAATTTATCAGGGCAAGTCATTATATGGAATGATCCTGCTAACCCAAACTGGAACGAACAATTTATAAAAGTCATAAATGTTGCCATACCAGCATCTAGACAGTTTGGAACGCCTGACAATAAAGCCACAGTCTACGGTATTTCTACAGAACAATATAGGTTTCAAACGTACAGTACAGGTGTGCCGGTTTTCGGGTTTACAAAAACTGTTGACGGAAGAAATATGAATTTTGAGGTTGTCAGCACAGTAATAGACAACGAGACCGATATTGTTGAAGACCCACCACAGGCGGGAAAAAGCCTTTCTTTTCTTTATAGAGATGATGGTCGTGGTGCTGCATCACCGACATCCGGGTTTTTCCTTCATTTTAGACAAGGTAATTTAAACACAGGTACTTTTACGATTGATCAACCAAGTACTAACGAAACAGTTGATATTGATGCAAATAATATTAATGATTCTGATGTGTGGTTGTACAAACTAAATGCATCCGGTAGTGAAAGCGAGCTTTGGGCCAAAGTACCGAGTTTTGAAAGTAACAATATCATTTATAATAGTTTAAAGAAAAATATTAGAAACATATATGGTGTAGTAACACGTACTAGCGACAGAATAAGTTTGGCATTTAGTGATGGAACATTTGGTACACTACCTTTGGGAACTTTTAGAACCTACTATAGAGTTAGCAATGGTTTATCTTATACCATCAATCCTAAAGATATTAGAAACGTCAGCATTGATATCCCATACATCTCTAATCTAGGTCAGGCCGAAATACTAACTATCACGATGTCGTTACAAACGTCAGTGACAAACAGTAGCGCAACTGAGTCAAATGTAGATATAAAATTAAAAGCACCTTCAACGTACTACACTCAAAATAGAATGATTACTGGTGAGGATTATAATATTAGTCCGCTATCAGTAAGTCAAGATGTTATTAAAATAAAAGCAATTAATAGAACTAGTAGCGGGATCAGCAGATATTTTGATTTAGTTGACCCAACAGGAAAATATTCTAGTACTAACTTGTTTGGTGATGACGGGGTAATCTATAAAGAAGAATTTCAAGAAAGTTTCAGGTTTAGTTATCTTACTAGAACAGATATAGAGGGCGTTTTATATAATCAAGTTTTAGATGCAATCAAAGATGTAAATTTAAGGAATTTCTACTATAATAAATTTACTAAAATTGCTACCGAGAGCCTAAACATTGCTTGGTTTAACGTAACATCTGATACTAATCAATCAACGGGGTATGTTAA